ATACCAAAACCTCCCCAAGCAACAACATTGTCATTTGCTCGAGTAGTATCTGGTTGATAGATTGCTGGACTTATAAGAGGAGCATCTTTTTTAGTAGGATACTTTGTCGACTCAGAAAGCTTAAAAAGAATAGCCTCGAACTCGTCGAAACTATTATAGTCCATACGCTTTTTGGTTTTGTTATCGTATACGTTATCGAATATTGTTAAACTTACCATAATTTCCTTCGTGAGAAGGAGCCTCCCAACCTTCAGGCTTGATCAAATCTGGTAATCCAAGTGGATTAGGTCTTTCAGGTTTGACGCCTATTTCTTTATTCATATTAGCTTTAAGTACTTGATCCCAAGCTTTGTATGGGTCAACGCCAAATGCTTCAAGCGTACCAATTGCTACAACACATAAGTCAATAAGACCATCAACTATTTCTTCCGGATCGCTTTCAGCGAAAGCCTTTTGAGTTTCATCTAGTTCTTCTCTTAAGAAGTTAATTCTAAACTCAAGATACTTACGCATCTTGTCAGTATCGTTTTTGTTATCATGCATCCATTCTTTAACACCATACTGATTATGCATTAAGGTTATATCTTGTACCCAGTTATTGCTCATTTTCTGTTATCCTCTAATTGTAATAGTGTTATCCATATTAGTAATAATAAGAATCCCCACATGCTATTTAGTGTTTGCAATACAGGATACATAAAGTCGTATCCAAATAATACTGAAGATACGACAGCTAAACCAAATATTCCAGTTAATAATCTCATCATGTTATGATTTTATTTGATGGTGTTATGATATCGCTATTCATGCCTCTTACCTGATCGATCAATTGATCAATAGGATCGACAACAAACATAACGAATCTGTTATTGATAGTTACTCCTTTATCTGCTTTTGTATAAGCCATGAAAGGCATAAAGCCAATCTTTCCTTCGCCTGCAGGTATTAGTGAATAACCTTCTGTAATCGTAATTGAATCTTCGTTTTCTTTAACTGTTCCAACTACTTCCTCTCCTGAGGATAATCTTATTAGTTTCATTTTTTTCTCCATAGGTATATATTATACCATACTTTTTGTGTTTTGTACACGTTTATTTTCATTATTTTATCCAAAGAAATCTTCTAAGCTTGCGACTTCTTTTGATGTCCAACCGACAGCATCCAAGATCGGTTGAATTGGATCGAGGAATGTCTTTTGAAATTGTAATTCATGGTCGATGTATTTCCTTAAGCCAAACTCCTCAGGGAGGTAGGATGGAAAAGAAATAACATTTTCATGAAGTGAGTTTGGTTGACGAAGATATAAGAACTTAATCTTTTCGCCATTGTTTATGAGTTCATATTTCTTTTTAAGATCCATATCTTCTACAAGCTTGTTATAGAGTATAGAACCACGAACATGAATGGGAGTCCCTTTTTTGTAGAGAGTATTTCTATCTTGCCATTTCTTGACTTGAGTTACTCCACGAGGAAATGCAATTTGATCAGGATCGAGAGTCTTGAAATAGTTTTTGAATTGTTCGATTGCTGCTTGTACTGATTTTTCATCTTCTTTCATTATGACATTAAAAATATCTTTAAGAGCTTTACGACATGGCGCTGGTGTAGATGACTTAATAGCTTCAATGCCCATGATCTTCATCTTAGGTTCAGCATATCTTACGCCTTCGTTATCATGAACATTAAGTATGTATCTTTTCTTTGCAGTCCAAAGAGCACGATCAGCAATTGCTTCACGTTTCATTACCATACGATTATCTACACCACCAAGCATTCCATAAAGATCAGCATAAGCAGATTCAAGAGCTGGTTCAAGAGCTTCTTGACTAAGCTTATCCATAAAGTCTATTGGATTGTTTGGCTTAAATCTTTGTACAACATCATCAAGACTTACGTAAAGCGAATCAGTATCGATTGCAATAATATAGTCTTTGAACTTTTCATTCTTTAAAGCTTTGTTAAGATACTGGTTAAGCGCAACTTCAGCCCAACGAATTGTAAGTTGACCTGTAAGAGTAATTGCTTCAGCTATTCGTTGATCGAAGAATCTAAAGTAACGATTACCCATTGCACCATAAAGCGAGTTAAGAAGAATCTTAATCGACATTTGTCTGTTTTCTGCAATTGCAATGTCACGTTCGATACGATACATTTCTTGCTTATCTTCTTTATTGATCTTTTCTTTTTCTTTCTGAGCAGTGATCATTTCTTGTTTAATGCCTACACGTTCTTTATACATCTCATCGATAATGAATGGGATAATGCCTGGTCGATCAGTTCGAAAGTACTGGCCATTTGCAGCAAGTGCTTTGTCACGATTGTCAGGTCTTGCAGTTTTTGTAAGAACGCTTTCAATATCAAATTGAGTAACCTCTCCATTAGCAATTGTCTCTGGAGACATATTGTATTGCATAATGATTGAGGGATAGAGCGAATTAAGATCGAATGAAACAACGTTATCATGTATACCAACATACGGATCTTTTACAAACCCGCCAGGATAGTCTGATTTATGTTTATCTTCAACGAAAGGTACTACGATATTATTTGCGAATAATCTTCGATAGATGATCGTATCCCATATCATTGTTGTTCCAAAAGTATCGTTATAGTTGACTCCACCTTTATATGCCATTGTCATACAAAGAGTAATCAAACCAAGTTTGTCTTCGATACGATCTACAAGCTCAACGTCTTTGATATTATAGTCAATAAACTTTTGATGATTGTGTTTGTAAAGAGTGTGTAAGTTAGAATATTCGTCATAAGAGATTTTGTTTTCTCCTAGGACAACATGAGCAATATGATCGAGTTTGTATGTTTCTTGTGGACCATAACTATAGCCAAACTTCTTAAAGAGATCGAGATAATCAAGTTGAGAGATACCTTTAAGCTCGTAAGCTGTTTGTGTTCTACCCATCTTAGTTACGTCTTGTCGATCAACTAATCCCCAAGGGCTGAGTTTTTTGACATATTCTTCGCCAAGCATTCTATGAATTCTATTGACAAGGTATGGAATATCGAAGAATCGACTGTTCCAACCTGTGACAACATCTGGACTGTGCTGTTGCGAAGACCAGTGATTGATAAAGTTAATAAGTAAGTCATCTTCGCGATCAAATTTGCGATAGATAACGAGGTTGTCTTTCATATACGATTGTTCTACATCATAATCGCCAAGTCCCCATACGTAATATGTATCTCCTATATTACTTTTCATACAGATCGCAGTAACTTTATGGTCAGCTTTTTCTGGCTCAGGGAATCCATCATCGGATTGAACTTCAATATCGATTGTTGCTACGTTGATTTTGCTTCGATTGAAATCGATATTACCTGGATAGTAGTCATTGATAAACGCAGGAATATACTTTGTGTTCCCATAGATCTTTTTACCTGATACTCCTTGGTTTGCTTTTACATACTCAGTAGCATCTCGCATAGAGTCGAATTTTTTACCAGCATTAGCTACTCCAACAGGTTTGCCATCAAGAGATTTCCATGAAGTCTCGAGGTTTGTTGAGGTAAAAAGAATTGGTTGGTATTTGATTTTCTTTTCGATTCTTCGACCGTGGTCATATCCTCTTAGGAGAATTTGATTACCATATCGAGAAACGTTTGTGTAATATTGCATTATATATCTATTATATCATAGTTTACGTTAAATGTAAACGATTATTTTCAAAAGGTGGGGGCTAATTTCTTAGCCCCGCATGAATGTAATGTGACTTAACTATAAGCTAAGAGAACTGTCAGTGGAGCTAAACAAATAGCTGCAATTCCAATTATCAAAGTAGTTAAGGTCTCATTAATGTCATCATATTTTCCAATCATATGGATTAGTGATTTCATTATTTTTCTCCAGTAGAAGTTTTATATTCTACTGAGATTCGCCGTCATCAGCCTTTTAGAAAGGCTTTTTTCTTTGACCCAGTAGACCCTAATTCGATCTTCCTAGGACGCTTCTCTTCTGGGAGTTCAACTCTAGCATACACTACGAGTATTCCATCCTCAAGATCAGCACCATCTATTACGACAAATTCTGAGAGGCGGAAGCTCTTCTCAAATTTGCGAGATGAAATGCCTTTGTAGGCATATTCACGTGCATCTTTATCTACTTCACCTTTGACTTTAAGAATTCCATCTTTGAGCTCAAGCTCAATGTCTGCTTCTTTAAATCCAGCAACAGCCAGTTCGATCAAGAATTTCTCTTCATCGATCTTAACGACGTTGTGTGGTGGATAGTTATCATTTCCAGATCTAGCACTTTGATGAATTCTTTCTAAGTCTTCAAACAATGTGTCAAATCCAACGAATAATGAACGTGGTACGTTCAAAGTATTTCTTACCATTTTAAGTTCCTCCTATATAGCAAGGTTATGAGAACCGGCTCAATGCCGCATTCTTCAATTATATTTATAACAGCTTGACGCTTGTTTTAAATAATTTGTGAAAATATACCAATTGCTAAGCCAGAAGTAAAAACATATAGGTATTTCATTAATGTTATTTGCTCTTGCATAGATTTGTTTCTTGGTATAAGTTGTAGTGTTTTTAAAAGTTTAGTTTGTTCTTTTGATGTCATCCTGTTTTTGCGTGTTCCCTATATTATATTTAGGACAGAGCTCCCATTGAGATTTTTCCTTGAAGGGAATCACCTTAATTTGTCTTAATGGAGCAATCTCTTTTGCAAGATCAGGATTGACTATTGTAATAAGTCCCCAATCAGCAAGTAAAGTCGATATTGTATTTCTACGGTGTATGTCGTTTTCTAGTAAATTAGAAGGTTTCCCATCTAATAAAAAGAGCTCTTTGAAATGGACTATGAAATATCTACCTTGCTTATGTAATATATGGCAAGACTGAAATAATTTCTGGTCCTTTTTTGATGCGACTCCTATTCGAGTAAGAGTTTCTCTTATCTTTAAAAAGTCGTCTGGTTCATGTAATGTGACTTCAAGCATAGAGCTTGGAGTCCAATCTGTGATTTGTATGTTATCGTTTTCCACCTTTGTAAATCCTCATTTTCAATTGTTCAATTTGTTCATTACTCATTAATGATAATGCAGATTTAGCCTTTTCATTACTATACCCATAATATTCTTTGATGAGTTCAAGATTGTCTACTTCACTGGCTTTAATCCATTTAGACCATCTCTTCTTCTTCCTTATTATATTTATAAGAAAATCAAATTGAAGACGACTATCTAGGTGATGAAACCTATTCATTTCGTTTGCATATAGAATCGTGTCTTTAAAATAAGACAATCCTCTATTGACTATAAAAGAGTTATATTCTTTCTCAGCAAGATCATCAATCATGATATCTTTCTTAGACTCATTGATTGATTTTAAGTATTCAAATGGACTCATATGCCAAGTGACTCTCTTGTTTTCTGTTCAAGAAGATACCTTTCAGCTGATAATTCATTATTGAAGATTCGTTCTTTCCAGATAATATCTTCGTCATTTATGCCTACGACTCGATACATAAGATCTTCGCCGTCTGCGTAGTAAACTTTAACGATACTCCATTTCATTTGAACTTAACTCCTGCCATGACTTCAGTTAAGCATGCAACCATATTCAATTCATGATCTGCTACAAAGCTATTCTTGTATTGATAGTCTGCTAGGATTAATACTAATTGAGGTATACTTCCAGGCTCTACAAAGTCATTCATATTGTCGTATATCTTACGAAACATCGATGCTGGTTCAGTGTCAATATTATCTGCAACCCATTGTCTCATCTTCTTAAAGTCTTTGATTTTAAGAGAAGTCATCAGAGTATCAAGACTGATATCTGTTGCGTTAACTAATATGCCACTATCTATCTTACCAAAGTTTGAATATCTTTGAAGCTCGTTAAGTGTTCTTCTAAAGTCAGGAAAGTATTTGATTATCAGCTCAGCAAGAACTGCTGGATCTGAATTGATACTTTCTACTTGAAGTATTTGCTGAACTCTTTGCATGAACAAACCTGCTAATGCGTCTCTTTCTTTCTTTGGCATAGCAAATTCAATGACACTACATCTTGAATGCAGTGGTTCAATAACGCGATTCTTAAAATTGCATGTAAGTATAAACCTACAGTTGTTACTAAACTCTTCAATGAATCCACGCAAAGCTGGTTGCGTAGACTGTGGATTAAGGTAATCCGCTTCGTCAAGGATGACTACTTTGTAGCCACCCGATAAGGAAACTGACGAAGCGAATTGTTTGATTTTGTTTCTAAGTGTATCGATACCTGATTCTTCAGATCCATTAATGATAATGTAATCTAAATCAAGTTCGTTGCAAAGAGCTCTTGCGACTGTTGTCTTACCTGTACCTGCAGTACCTGTAAACATCATGTTTTGTAGCTCGCCTTTGCTTATAATATTTGAGAAGATCTTTGTAAGATCTTGTGAGAGTACGCATTCATTTACTTTCTTTGGTCTGTATTTTTCGACCCATAGGAATTCTTGACTCATAGTACTGCCCATTCGACTACAGTATCGAGTCTAAAAGATCTCCATGCGCTTTTATCTAATGACCAAACTGGAAATGCTTCCACATTGTTTGGCGAATAGTTGATTTCTGATATTACTCCATTCTCTTTAAGAATGTCTTTGTTAAGAGTACAAGGCATGATACGTATATCGCCTGTGTCTATCTTTTTAAATGTAACTGTAACTTGCCCTTTTTGTAAAGCCTCGAGCAGTTTGGCTTTGTCATTTGTGTTCATAATGTATCCTATAATAATGTGAGGAGACTTTCACTCCTCTGTTTTTTTATTCTGATTCTGATTCAGCTTCTGCTTCTTCAGTAACAGGTATCTGACCTTCAGGCGCTTTTTCAGCTCCTTTAGACGCAGCGTTTAGAAAAGCAACTGTTCTGTTACGTAATCCTCCAACTGCTTCAAGTTCTGGTCCTTCGAATCCACCTCTTTTAGAACAAATATCGATAATTTGTACCATTGTAGAGATGTCTTGAAGAGACAATTGAACCTGAGGTTCTTCTGTTGCTACTTCAGTTTCAGTAGTATCTGTTACTACTTCAGTTTCAGTAGTATTCACTTCTTCTGTCATAATTTTCTCCTATGCATAGTTACGAAAATAAGAAGACCTGCCCCATGCAGCATCTTCCATTCCTACAATATATTTATACATTGTAGCTTGAGTTTTTCTCAAGAGCGATAAAGTAATCCACTGGGTAGTTACTATTAGTCCAGTTAGAGATAAGCTTTGAGCTAATGCTTACAAAGTAATCTCCTGGTAGTAACTTCAAGTTAGGAATACTTACCACGAAGTTAAACTCATTTTTACATGAGTTGTCTTTATCCAATTCAACTTCAAATAAGTTTGAGGTTGAATCTCTAGTATCAAGTACTGATGCGATGATCAATCCATTGTTACCTGTAATTGCTAATTCAGTATGTCCAAGAACTGCAGCCGCTTTTCGAATTTGATTTAATTTATCTTCTTCGATATTGACTCCAAGTTCTGGATCAGGCATCTGAATATCTTTTTGAGGTGTGGTTAAGATGCTGCTTTCTGAAAAGAAATATCTAATCTTTTGACCACCACCTGTTATTAATACTGCTTTGTCTTCGAAATCAAGTGTTGGACTTTCGATAAGACTGAGAACAGATAAGAATTCGTTTAAGTCATAGACTCCGAACTCCTTTGGAAAGTCTTCAACGATCGTTGCGGAAGCAAGAATAGTTTTAGACTCTGAAATTGTTTTCAGTTTTTGTCCTGGTTTGAAAACCAAGTTAGGATTAATTGTTGCGAAGTTTTTTAACACATTCACGGTGTCGTTTGATAAGTTCATATTTTCTCCATAATAATATATTATATCATAGTTTACGTTAAATGTAAACGATTATTTTTCATTCTTGTCATGACAAGCTAAAGCGATAATAGTGTAATGCAAAATCTTTAAAAGATCAGCTCTATTATGTCCTTCTTTCTTGCCATATCTTTGAGCGTACTTAAGTACGTTGCCTAAAGCAAATCCCATACCATGACCACAATCAATGATGAATTCAGTTGATTGAAACTGATTCTTCGAATAATGGCCACCATAAGTTTTGTCAATATAAGCTTGAAGCTCTGCTATGAGAGCTCCTTCGTTAAACTTATAGTCTATTGTTTCTTTCTTTTTAAAAATCAACTGCATCTCCATTCTCATCAATTGCTGCTTCTTGTTGAATCTCATCAGCGTCTACTTTGCTGTAGAGATCAAGGAAAGCTTCTTTAGTATCGATGTCAAACCTTGAGATACAGAGATCAATTGCTTTGTCTCTCTTCTCAAATATTGAGTATGTCTGTACGATGTGGCAAAGCCTACGAGTTGAAATAAGTTCATCAACACCATCATCGTAAAATGTTTTACGTATAATGTCAGCCCATACTACGAGCTTGTCTGCGAAGTCTTCGTCTACAC